ATCGTCAAAAACCTTAGCTTTGGAAATGAAGCTAGGGAAAAAGTATTTGAAGGTATAAATAAACTCACTAATGCTGTCAGCTCTACATTAGGAGCTGGCGGTAAGTGTGTAATGCTGGAAGATGGATCAGGTAAACCTGTTATTACAAAAGATGGAGTAACTGTAGCAGATAGTATTATACTGTTAGATCCAGTTGAAAACATGGGAGCAACACTTTTAAAAGAAGCAGCTCGTAAAACAGTAAAAGAAGCAGGGGATGGAACTACTACAGCTACCGTATTAGCTCATGCAATACTTCATGAAGCCTCTAAAATACATAAAGGTATAAGTATAAGAGATGTTAAATTTGGGATTGAATTAGCTCTTAAAAAGACTTTAAAATATTTAGATAAAATTAAAGTTCCTGTTAAAGGAAATATGATTGATCAAATAGCTACTATTTCAACTAATAATGATTCTGATCTTGGTAAAATAATTGGTGATGCTTTTAGAGCAGTAGATGAAACAGGTGTAGTTATGATGGAAATGTCATCACTTGCAGAAACAGAAATTGAAATTGTAGATGGTGTTCAATATGAAAAGGGATTAACAAACTCTCATTTTATAACAAGTAAAGAAAATAGAACAGCTGAATTAGAAAATCCGGAAGTTTTATTAATTGAATCACCAGTAGAAAATGTAAGACAAATACAAAGTATATTAGAATACGTTATAAAAAACAATAAACCTTTATTAATAGTAGCAGATATTGAGCAACCAGTTATAGCCGCTTTAGCCATGAATAAAGTAAAGGGTAATATAAAAGTTAATGTTATAAATGCTCCTACATATGGGATAACTAAAAAAGAAATGTTAACTGATTTAGCTATGTTAACGGGAGCAACAATAATTAATGAAGATTTAGGTGATGATTTAGATTTTATTAAACCAGAATTTTTAGGGACATGCTTAAAAAGTATTACAACAGATGAAGAAACTATAATTCAAGTTTCTGAACCTTCAGGAGAAGTTTTAAAATCTATAAAAAAAATAAAAAAAGATTTAAATAAAAATAAACCTCCTGCAGAAATAATTAGGTTAGAAAAGCGCTTAGCTCGTTTATCAGCTAAAATAGCAATAGTAAAAGTAGGTGCTAATTCAGATATAGAATTAAAAGAAAAATCAGATAGGGTTGAAGATGCAATATGTGCAACTAAAGCTGCAATAAAAGAAGGTATTGTTCCAGGTGGAGGTATAGCATTACATAATGCGGCTGATTCAATTAAAAATCCATCAACATCTGAAAAAATACTTATAAATGCAATTAAATATCCATATAAAACAATATTAAGTAATGCGGGTATTACATATGGACCATTTTTAGGTGAAGGTACTGGTATTAATGTAATAACAGGTAAAAGTTGTAATCTTATTAAAAGTGGTATTATAGATCCACTGCTAGTTACAAAAAGTGCATTATCAAATGCAGTATCTGTTGCAACTACAATATTATCTACAGATTGTGTAATCAATAATTTAAGAGTTGATGAAGGCAATAGGTAGAAATTTAATAATAAATAAAACAGCTAAAGAAATATCTAAAACAGAAGGAGGATTGCTTTTAGCGGATGCTCATAAAGATGATGTAAGATATATAGAAGCAGAAGTAATATCAGTAGGTGATGAAGTTGAAGGCATAAAACAAAAAGATAAAATATATTTTGATAAACATGCCGGACATATTATAGAAATAAACAAAACAGCTTATCATGTTATAAAATCTTCTGATATAGTTGTAGTGTTATGAAAAAGCTTGAAGCAAGTGAATTAAGAGATATAAACTTGCTAAAACATTATAGAATAATTCGAAAATGGGCTTGTCGTAATAACAATTTAAATGATGCTGATTTAGAGCTTTTAATTTATTTTGATTGCACTAAATTATTTACAAAACAAGATTATAAGATAGGTACGTACGCTTACAGCTGGGATAATAAGCGCTGGAACAGATTATTGAAAGAGAGTTGGATTGAAGTATGGAGACGTCGGAATCAAACTACTCAAAAGTATAACATATACAAAGTTTCATTTAAGTGTAAACAGCTAATAAGTAGAATGTACCGTATTATGCTTGGTGAAGAAGATATTCCTAGTAGTGAAAAAAGAAATTCAATTATGAGGGGTAAAACTTACACTGATATTGTTTTGCAAACTGCAATAAAAAATGTAAATAATGATAAAAATAGATAATATGAAAAAAGAAGAATCAGCATTTAGTTATTTAGGAGCTGTTGATCCTATGGGAACAACATTACCTTCTGCTGACTTACAAGGAATTATGCCAATTCCAGGACAAGCAAGTAGGGGTCCTGCTATGCCTCCCTCACCATTTACTCCTAGAGAAATGCAAACTGGAGCACAAATATTTGGACAACCCATACCTAATTCATTTGATAGAGAAATACCAACAACAAATTTAAATAATACACAATGAAAGAAGATAAAGCATACAATGCAGCATCAAAAAATAAAAAAGTAGGAATAGTAGGTGAATCACATATATGGGACGGGCCTTTAAGTCAAGACAATCGTCAGCACGCACCAGGTTCTAGTAGTGGTATCAATGGAATGGAAGTTTCTAAATATCCTACAAAAGCATATCCTGCAGGTACACCTATTACTTCAATAGCTCAAGCTAATAAAGGAGGAGATGCAAATGCCCTTAAGTCTGTAAAAAGATATACAGGTAATGCTAAATTTTAAATCGACAATGACGGATTTGAAGCTTTACATTATAAATGGTGCATCGCTGATGGTTTCATTAATGAGCATCGACGCATATTTAAAAATAACTTTATTGCTTTTAACAATTGGTTATACTATTCATAAGTGGTATATTTTGAGTAAAAGCGCTAAAAAATAAGTAATATGAAAAGTAAGTATATTAGCGAACATATAACTTACAGTGAATCTATAAAATCCTCAACCGCAATACGAAAAGGTATTGAAAATATACCAACAGAATATCAAATGCAAAACATGAGCCAAGTAGCTGATAAAGTATTTGAACCACTACGCGAATGGGTTGGAGGACCAATTAAAGTAACTTCGTTTTTTCGCTGTGAAGAATTAAATAAAGCAATAGGAGGAAGCTCTCGATCGCAACATTGCGAAGGAAGAGCAATTGATGTTGATGATATATATAATTATAAATCAAATGCTGAAATGTTTCATTTTATAAAAGACAATTTAGATTTTGATCAATTAATATGGGAATATGGAAATTCTCATAATCCCGACTGGGTACATTTTAGTTTTATATCAGAAATGGAAAATAGAAAAAGAATACTCCAAGCTTTTAGAAAAGATGGTAAAACACAATATAAAATAATATAATGCCGTACGTACAAATAAATTCACCATTTCTTAAAAGATCAAAGCCACCTGCTCCTTCAAAAAAGAAGTCATTAGGCTATTATAATAAAGCTAAGTCTACAGGTACAGGAGCTGCAGCCGGCGGCGGTATGTCTGAAAAAGGTGTTAAAAAATATAAAAGAGATAATCCAGGTAGTAAACTTCAAACGGCAGTTACTAAAGATCCTAAGAAACTTAAAAAAGGAAGTAAAGCTTGGAAAAGACGTAAATCATTTTGTGCTAGATCTAAGGGATGGAAATCTAAAAGAGGTAGAGCTGCACGACGTCGATGGAACTGCTAAAATAAAAATTATGAAAAAATTTCCACAAATTAAAAAAGCGAACAGAGGTAAATTTACAACATGGGCAAAAGCTAATGGTTTTAAAGATGCTTGTTCTGCAGCTACAGCAGTAATGAAAGCAAAAAAAGGAAAGTATAGTAAAGACGTTAGGGAAATGGCAAACTATGCAAATAACTTTGGTTGCAAAAAATAATTAATAATTAAAATTAAACAAATGGGAACTAAAATAACTAAAGGTAATGTGCGTGCCGCAATGAGGGATGATAAAGCTCACATTGATTATTTAAAAAGAGATGTACTTGATGATCAGCGTAAAGGTGGTAAATATAAAGATATTAATCAAACAGCTGATGAAAAACATATTTCAAAACTAGCAGGGGACATCAAGAGTGATGGATCTTTTTTAAGTAAACACATGAAACACTAATATTATGAAAAAAATGGGATACAATCAAAGCAAACACCCTTTAAGCATGAAGGGCGTAACAGATAATAATAAATTTGGAGCACCTTTAAATGGTAATGCCTTTGGAGGAAAAATGGCTGAATATAAAGCAAAAGGAATGAGCAAAGAAGCTGCTGCTAAACAAGCTGCGGCAGATTTAAAAGACATGCCTGTTGATAATAGAGGTTCTGCGCTTGCAAATCTTAACAAAGGTTACGGATCAAAAATGGGTAAACCTGCTAATTCAAAAAAATAACATGAAAAAAAATTCAGCTCTTTTTAATCTTAATAAAGGTTATAAAACTCCCTTAGAAGTTGACGGGTTAATTATAAAAGCTTTAAGAAGTATAGGTACTAAAGAAGTTGCAGATAAAGTGCAACAAAGAAGAAGAGCTTCTGGTAATCTTACTATGGCTGAATTAGCTGCTAAAAAAACGTCTACATCCAATAAAGCCAATTTAGGTCCTATTGGATCTGCAAAAAATGATTTTGGTCCTATGACTGAAAAACAAGCTAACTATGCGGCTAATCAATTAAAACCACCAACTCAAATAAAATCTATTGGAACAAGTGGTGTGCAAAATGATGGATCCGGAAATGAAGGATTTGGTATAGGCTCTTCAGCTAAAACAAAGCCGGCGGTAAAAACAAAACCAAAAGTAAAAGCAAGAAAGAAAGTTAAAGCTGTAAAAACTACTAACACTTATGCACAAAAAATTAAAACTGATGGACCAAAAGTTAAATCTGCAGAAGCAAAAGCTGATTTAAAAATTATGCCTATTGTTAAAGATGCAACAAATTCTAGAAAAAGTAGAAGATTAAAAAAGACTATTGCAAAAGCTAGTCAAGCAAGAGCTAAAGGTGAAAAAGCTATTAAAAATATTAAGTCTTCAAGTAGTACATCTGATATTGCTAAAAATCAATCAAAAGCACTTAAGCAAAGAAGAAAATATGATAGAATGGCTAAAAGAGCAGAACGTATTGGAAAAAGAATGTAATAAAAATAATTAAATGAAATCAAGAGGATTAGGTGATACAGTAGAAAAAATTACTACTGCTACAGGAATTAAAACAATTGTAGATAGAGTTTCGGAAGGATTAAACATCCCATGCGGATGTAGTCATCGTAAAGAAGCATTAAATAAAATGTTCCCATATAAACAGCAACAAAAAAGTGGCATTCAGTTTAAATAACCCACCATATACTATTGATAATACTCCTATCTATAATGTAAATTTAGGTGAGGGTGTTTTAGGTAAGGCTAATCGTAATGGTAGTATTTTAGTAAATAAAGATATTACTAATAAAGAGCAGTTAAAAAATGTTATAAACCACGAGCAAGTTCATTTAGATCAAATGCGTCGTGGTGATTTAGATTATAACGACTCAGCGGTATTTTGGAAAGGTAAAAGATACCCACGTGCAACAATGAAAGAAGGTGCTTCAAATTTACCTTGGGAAAAAGAAGCATATAATAAAACAACTTAATATAAAAAAAATGAATAAAGATTTAAAATACATGCCTATTGATAATAGAGCTACCTCAGACGGAACTCCATTTAGAAATAACGCAATTAAAAAAATGGAGTCTAGCGCTTTGTTTAATCATGTAGATGGACATCCAAAACCAGTATCAAAAGAAAATCCGTTTGGACCAGCCCCTGAAGGTTTTGGTGATTCAAGAACTGGATCTTTTAGAACAGAAGTTACGCCTACAAAAAGAAGTTTAAAATCTTTAGAAAATGAATTTGAAACAAAAATGTCACGTAGACAACAACAACCGTCTCAACCTGGTCCTGATAGATTAACTCAATTTCAAGCTCAAAAAGATGCTGATGCATTTGGAAGATTAAGTAGAACAGATCCACAACAATTTAATAGAATTTCTAGTATAGCAAAAAATTATAATATGTCAGGCCCTGATATAAAAACAATGATAAAACTACAAGAAAGTAAAATAAAAAGATTGAATCGCGGTGGAGGCTCGGTTAAACAATAGATTATGTGGCAAGTATTGCTTGGATTATTAAAAGGTGGACGCGGGGGTAAAACTCCAATAGGTAATTTAGCTTGGGATATACGAGAAGCAATAAAAGGTAAAGAGTTAGATCCTAATGAATTAATATCTTTACAAACTAAAATAAATGAAATTGAAGCAGGCCATCGTAGTATATTTGTTGCTGGTTGGCGACCATTTATTGGATGGATTTGCGGAATTGCTTTAGCCTATAATTTTATTGTTCGTGATTTGTTTATATGGATATTAAAGCCTATTGATATTCCACCTGCTTTACAAATGGAACATTTAATGACAGTTTTATTAGGCATGCTTGGTCTTGGCGGCCTACGAACTTTTGAAAAAATAAAAGACAAAACAAAATAAAATAATTATATTTACAAATAACAATTAAATTTAATAAAATGAAAAAAGTAGAAACAACATCTATATCTACAGAAGAATTAGAAAAAATTCAAAAACAACAAGAAACCTTAAGCGACACTATAAAAGCTATAGGGCAGTTAGAATCTCAAAAGCATGCATTACTGCATCAGCAAGCGGGGCTTAGTCAAGAAATTGAGGAATTTAAACAAGAGCTTGAAACTAAATACGGTAGAATAAGAATTAATATCGAAGATGGTTCTTATACTGAAATACCTGAAGAAGAAAACAAAGAATAATAATGTCTTCTATTATTAGAAAAATAAGTATTGGAGCTGATTATAAAAATGAAGCTATGCATTATGCTATAGGGCAGCAAGTTTATGGAGGCCATGAAATAGCTTACATTTTATTTGAAGATCAAGATAGTTCATATAATATTCATATTAAAAAAAATAATGAAATTATGCCTTGGAAAAAGTTTAATTCTAACATGGCTATTTCTGTAGAATATGATCTACAATATTAAATGAAAAGCATATACGATTTTATAATAAAACCCGCAGGCGAAAGATATAATAATGAAATTAAAATTAACAATAAAAAATTAATTTTAAATACATCTATTGAAAATTGGAAAGCAATAAATAGAATTGCTTTAGTAATTGAAACGCCTATAGCATATTCAACTAAAATAAAAAAAGGTGATTTAGTTGTTGTTCATCAAAATGTTTTTAGGAAGTTTTATAACATGAAAGGCAAGCAACAAAACAGCCGGTCATGGTTTAAAGAAAATCAATATTTTTGTGATATAACACAAATGTATTTATATAAACAAAATAACAAATGGAATACAATATCTGAACGTTGTTTTGTTAAACCAATAGTTGATACGGACGTTTTAACGCTTGATAAAGAAAAAAAGCTTGTTGGTATATTAAAATATGGTAATAGCTCCTTAAAAGCTGCTGGAATCAATCCAGGAGACTTAATTGGGTTTACACCAAACAGTGAATGGGATTTTATTATTGATAATGAAAGACTTTATTGTATGCAATCTAATGATATAGTAATTAAATATGAATACGAAGGAAACGAAGTTGAATATAATCCAAGCTGGGCAAAAAGCAGTTAAAGAATTAATTAAAGTAGCTGAAGAAAAAATTGTTACAGGAGGAGATGATGATATATCTGCAGATAGATTAAAAAATGCAGCAGCAACAAAAAAATTAGCAATATTTGATGCGTTTGAAATACTTACACGTATTGAAGCTGAAAAAAGTTTATTAGAAAATAAGCCAATAGAAAAAAAAGAATCATTCAGCGGATTTGCTGAGAGAAGATCAAAATAATGTACGCGCAAACATTGGTTCAAAATGTTTCCCCAATAAAACCTAATATAATAAAAAAAAATAATAGGTATAAAAAATGGGAGTATGGTTATAATAAAGAGCATGATGTAATTATTATAAGCAAAGATGGTACCATTGGTGATATTATTCAAATACAAAATTTAGTAATAGCCTTACCTAAAGCACCTAAAGTTGTTGAAAATAATAATAATATTTGGCAACCTCACGTTTTTCCAAAAGAATTAAATCAAATTAAAAGTATATTTGAATGGGAAACTTATCCTAGTAATTTTAAAGATAAATGGTATGATTATATCAATAGAGAATTTACAAGGCGTGAAGAAGGTTATTGGTTTATTAATAATAAAATTCCTACTTATATTACTGGCTCTCATTATATGTACCTGCAGCACACCAAAATTGATGTTGGGAAGCCAGACTTCAGAGAGGCTAATAGATTCTTCTTCATTTTTTGGGAAGCCTGCAAAGCCGATAAACGATGTTATGGAATGTGCTATCTTAAAAACCGTAGATCCGGTTTTAGCTTTATGTCTTCAGCAGAAACCGTCCATCAAGCTACAATTACTTCAGACGCACGGTTTGGGATATTGTCCAAATCAGGCTCTGATGCTAAGAAAATGTTCACAGATAAAGTTGTACCCATATCAGTTAACTACCCGTTTTTTTTCAAACCAATACAAGACGGAATGGATCGACCCAAGTCAGAGCTTGCATACAGGGTTCCAGCATCAAAGTTTACTAAAAAGAGTATTACTGAAACCAGTGAAAAACAAATATTAGAAGGATTAGATACAACTATTGATTGGAAAAACACTGGAGACAATAGTTATGATGGTGAAAAATTAAAATTATTAGTACACGATGAATCAGGCAAATGGGAAAGACCTGACAATATTCTTAATAATTGGCGAGTAACAAAAACTACATTAAGATTAGGTAGTAAAATTATAGGTAAGTGTATGATGGGATCAACATCTAATTCACTTGATAAAGGCGGAAAAAATTTTAAAAAATTATATTACGAATCTGATGTTACAAAAAGAAACCGCAATGGACAGACTAGCTCAGGATTATATAGTTTGTTCATACCTATGGAATGGAACTACGAAGGATTCATTAATACTTATGGATTTCCTGTATTCGAAACACCCGAACAAATTGTTCAAGGTATCGACAACGAAGAAATTGATATAGGAGTAATACAACATTGGGAAAACGAAGTTGATGGTTTAAAAGATGATCAAGATAGTTTAAATGAATTATATCGGCAATTTCCAAGAACAGAAGATCATGCTTTTAGAGATGAAGCTAAACAAGCTTTATTTAATTTAAGTAAAATTTACGAGCAAATAGATTATAACAATGATTTGCGTAATACAAATGTAATAAGTCAAGGTAATTTTCAATGGTATAATGGAATTGTAGATACAAGAGTTATCTTTACTCCAAATAAACAAGGAAGATTTAAAATAAGTTGGATACCACCATATAATCTTCAAAATAGAACAATAGAAAAAAATGGAATTAAATACCCCGGCAATGAGCACTTGGGTGCTTTTGGTTGTGATAGTTATGATATTTCTGGTACGGTTGATAGGAGGGGTTCAAATGGGGCACT